CTTAGCTACAATATTGCGCTAAGGTTCCGTTGTCTTGTCGAATAACTTAGGAGTCTTTTAACATGGCTGCACAAAAAGGCGTTGACGTTCTATTAAAGATCGGCGACGGTCAAGTGTCCGAAGCATTCACTAATGTAGGTGGTGCGCGCACGATTAGCATGTCTTTCAACAATCAACCCGTTGATGCAACCAGCGCGTCAAGCACCGGGCAATGGCGTGAATTGATTGATGGCGCGGGTATTTTGTCTATGGACGCATCGTTTTCAGGTGTGTTTCAAGACGACTCAAACGACGCACAGCTTCAGACTGACAGCTTTGCGCGCACATTACGCAATTTTCAAATTGTGATTCCCGATTATGGGACGTTTGAAGGTCCGTTCGTGATTACTAGCGTAACCTACGGCGGTTCGCACGACGGTGAAGCAACGTTCGAACTTTCGCTACAATCGGGCGGTCCTGTGACATTCACGGGTGCCTAATGAACCGCGCACGGGGAGAAACAAACGTTACGCTTGGCGGCGAAACGTTTCGATGTGCTATGACATTAGGCGCTATGGCGCGTATTGAAGGACGCACTGGTAAATCGATGGCGCGTGTTCTGGATGAGTTTAGCGCAGACGTGTCAATTGCGTCAGTGCTCGCTATTCTTGAGGAAACGTGTCTTGACGTCGAGCAACGCAATATGATTGCGGACATGACGGCTGACATTGTTGAACTCAGCGAAGCTGTGATGACAATTCTCAAAGCGTCGGGCTTACTTCAAGAGTCGGAGGGTAAGCGCAAGCCGGGAAAGTAACGCCGCCCAGCGTGACGCCTTGGGACGACTACATTGGTGTCGGAATGGGTGTGCTACGCATCCAGCCTAGTGAGTTTTGGGCGATGGGTTGGCGTGAATTTGTCGCTGCGAAAGACGGTTTTATCGCATCGCGCACAGGGGGGAAACCGGTCGGTCCCCCCACGTGGGGAGAGGCACAAGACATAACGGAACGAGCCGAGGCGATGTTGAAACGACAAGGCAAGATGTAGGCACACAATGGCTGTTACTGAAGAACTCCGATTAGTCATCCGTGGCGATATTCGTGACATTCGCCAAGACTTCCGCACGGTTGAACGTGATGGTGCGCGTTCAGCACGGCGAATTGGTGACGGTTTTGAGGCGACCGGTCAACGCATACGCGCGTCGTTTTCGGCGTTGCGTACTGGCGTGTTTGCCGTTGGCGCGGCGGCGACGGCAATGGGCGTGCTCGGACAACGCAGCTTAGCGGTTGCGGAAAACATACAAGACTTGTCAGACCGTGCCGACGTAAGCGCAGAATTTCTGCAAGAATTACGATTCGTTACAAACCAAAGCGGTGCAAGTGCGCGCGACTTTGACGACGCAATCTCACGACTTAATCGCCGTTTTGGTTTGTTCATTCAAAATTTGCGGACCGGTCAAGGTGAGGCGGGACCGGCTGCTGCTGCGTTTCGGTCACTTGGGCTTGAAACGCGCATTGCGTCCGGTAAAATCCAAAATTCAGAGCAAGTGTTTTATGCTGCGGTTGAAGCGTTACAGGATGTAGAAAGCGCCGCGCAACGTTCGGCCCTTGCCTCGCAGTTATTTGGCGAAGATAGCGGCCCGCGTCTTGTTGGTTTGTTGGATCGCGGTGCAGATGGTATTCGCAACCTTGCGAGTGAGGCGCGCGCGCTTGGTCTTGTTATGACGAACGACATGGTGCGTAAAGGTGCCGAGGCGTCAGACCAGCTCGAAATTCTTGGTAATGTTTTGCGGTTGAATGTAGTTTCTGCAATTGTGAACGTTGCGCCGGAAATTCAGCGCATGGCTGAATCGTTCACGCGCGCTGTTCCCGGCATGATTGAACTTGCAACACGTCTCGGCGATCAAATGGCGCGCGCTTTTGGTTTAGGTAGTGGCGACCCAACAACAGTGTCGGCGGCGCAACGTCGTCTAACAGAAATTGGGCGATTAGCGGGTGAGTTTGACGTTGAAAGCGGCGGACCGGGACGCAAACAAACCGATTTAATTAACTTAATTGGGCGCGAGGATGTCGCCGCAATTAACCGACAGGTTTTTGACGAAGGTTTAGGGTTTTTAATTGGTGATATTTTACGCGGCGGGACGCAAGCATATGAGCGGCAAGCTGAGTTAATTATTGAACGTTTGCGCGAGGAAGCAGAACGCATTCGTGAAATTAAACGAGAATTAGAACTTGGAGAAGACGGAGAACCAACTAACACGATACCCAGATCGACTACCGAAAACCTTAAAGCTGCAAGTCGTGAAGTTACAAAAGACCTTAGTGAGAAATTCGGTAAAGCTATTCCTAAAGCAATTCAAGACCAGCGCGATCAAATCGCTCAAACGTTTGGCAACAGTATGTCGCGAGGAATGATGGCGGCGCTTAACGGTAACTTTCGCCAATTCTTGTCACAAGTGTTTATGAACGCTGCGTCACGTGGTTTTAGCGATGCGTTCAGTGGTTTGTTTAAGAAGGGTACTGCTGGCGGCGGTTTTCTTGGTGCAGGACTTAATGCGGTAGCGTCGTTTTTCGGTGCTGGTAAATACGCTAGTGGCGGCCCCGCGTCGGGTTTGAGCCTCGTGGGTGAGCAAGGACCGGAACTTGTAAACTTAGGCGGTATGGCAAACGTCATGACAGCAGCTATGACACGCCGCGTCATGGGTGGCGGTAGTCCTGAAATTACAGTCATCGACCAGTCGCGCGGAGTACAGGTTAGCGCGAATTACGTTACGCCCGATCAAGTCCGTCTCATGATTGAGGAGCGCGCGCCGCAAGCCGTAGCAGGTCAATTTGAAAACCCTAACTCGCCGGTCTCGCGTAGTCTCACGCAGGGGTTCGGCGTGCGTCCGTCAAGGGGCAACGTATGACGACAAAAACGTTACAATTAACGCCTGTCCAGCAAGGTCAATCGGCACGTATGCCGGATGGCGTGATATATACGCAGCTCGAAGGCGGTGCCGGTCGCTATCGTGCCGACTTGGAAAACTCAGCGCGTTTTGTCACGTTACGATTTGTTTTAACGGGTGAACAATACCAATATTTACAGGCCTTTTTACGCACGACGCGCGGCGCTGCGTTTTTCATGCCTCTTTATACAGATAACTCTAACGCGGCGACTCACACTGTTCGCGTTATCCCTAACACGTTGTCTGTCCAAGCGCCTCGCGGCGGTGCGTATATTGTCGAATTTGAAGTCGAAGCGGAACAAGTCGCGGCAATTGCAGATTTTGATGCCGCAATTATCTTTTTGTTTGAATTATACGACAGCCCTACTGAACCAGCCGCAATAGTAAATTTGTTTGACGAACTTGCAAACGTAAGTTTGCCGACTGTAGGAAGTACATCGTGACAGATTATACTGCCTTTTTTCTTAACGCTTCGTCCAGCGTGATTTGTTACGATACGTTTGAGCTTTCGCACACAGACTTTACTCAGACTTATTATTTCGTTCGCAATAACCCGAACGGTTTAACGGCGGGCGGTCAAGCATATGAATATTATCCTGTTGAATTTCGCCGCCCTGAAAAAGACGTGACGCTTGATCAAGTCGCAACATTGCAGTTTGGCGATTTAGGCGAAACGCTACCGGCTGAAATAGACGCTATATATTCAGCAGACACGTTCAATGAAAAACCACTTTTAAAATATCGCGCATTTCGCAGCGATGATTTAAGCGCACCAATGCTCGGACCTCTTGAATTTGAAGTCGAAGGCGTGACAAACACGGTTGAGGGTGCGGCCTTGCGCGCCGCTGTTAAACGTCTCAATCGATTCGGGACCGGTCTTGCTTACACGTTTAATCGTTTCGATACGTTAAAAGGTTTCGTAGCGTGACGATTGTTAACCGTTACGCGGATGTAAGATATCAACGAAACGTGCAAGATTGTTGGGATTTTGCGCGCCGTGTTTTGTTAGAACACAACGGTTCAGACATTGGTGAGCGCTTACCAGACGTGTCACGACGGCGCAAAGCCGTCGTGTTAAATGAACCGTGTGAAGGCTGCATCGTGCTTTTAACCCGACGTAACGCGGCGCATGTCGGCGTGTGGATACGCGGTGCAATGGTGCATCTTTCAAAAGATGGACCGCGACACGAACCGTTGCGCCGTGCTATGGTGCGCGAAGGTTATCTTAAGGTGAAATTTTATGATCCTGCACATTGATGTTCCGCCTGCCCCGCGTGAAACGATTCAAACCGACGACGTGCTTGCTACGCTTGCGCAACGGTTTGGGTCGTGGCCAGACGGTGCGCGGCTTTATCACGGGCAGCCTAGCGACCAAACAGACGTGACGCCTTGTGGTGACGCTGATCAAATCGCATCGGCGGTGAACCATTTGCGCGCGCTTGATGGCACGTTTTATGTTGTTCAATATCCGCAAGACCCGTCGGGAGGTATTCTTTCAACTATTGGCCTAGCGTTGTTTAATTGGGCGGTTGGTGCGTTTCTTGCACCTGACCCAATTACACCAAGCGGTGCAGCGCAACGTGTGGGAAGCCCTAATAATGAGCTTGCGGCGCGCACAAACCGCGCTCGTATTGGTGAGCGTATAGAAGACATATTCGGTCAAGTGCGTGCAATCCCTTCGTTGATTGCACAGCCTTACATGTTTTACGAGAATAATGTTGAATTTGAATTTGCGGCGTTTTGCCTTGGGCGGGGTGAATATAATTTCGATGAAACACCGCGAGACGGTGACACAGAAGTCACGTCGATTGATGGTGTGAAGGTTAACGCTTTTGATCCGGGTAGAAACCCCAACGCTGGTAATTCGCCAAATCATTCTTGGGGTGGAACTATCGGGCGTAAAATCGACGTGGTTTCGCGTAACGCGGCGGTCAACGGGCAGACGCTGGAAGCGCCTAACGCTCGCGTTGTCACCGCACCCAGCGCCGACGGGTTTGATTATGTAGTGGTTAGCGGTTCAAGCTCGACCGGCACAGGGCGCATTTCATGCGAAGACCCGAACATCGATCTTGAAGGGATTTTTAACAACGTATCAAGCGTTGCTTTAACTGACGGGCCGACAAGTTACGGTGGAGTTGGCGTCACCGTGAACGGGACTTATGATGTCGTAGGTGTTGGGACTACGGGTGGCGGCGACACATATGTTGACCTCGATTTGTCAAGCGAATCAAGTGCGAATTGGGCTTTCGGAAGTACGACGCACACCTCGCAAGACGGGACTTTGGCAAGTCAAGACTCCGTACAAATCGGCCCGTTCACAGTGGGTGACACCAACAGTGACAGACTGTCATTGAATTATGTTGCTTTAAACGGTTTATACAAAACAAACGGTAATAGTCAAATACGCCAATCCGTCACGGTGCGAGTAGTCGTTAGCAAATCTGGAGAGACTTCAGAAACGTTCGACCGCGCAATAGCAGGTTCAGCCGCGTTACGTGAAACGATTGGTGAAACCGAGCTTATCACACCGACGTTCAACGGTCCTTACACTGTGACGATTGAACGTCTTACGGATACAGACCGCGAAGAAGGTTTTCAAGTTGTTGACGAAATAAAGGTTCGCGACCTGTATTCGCTCGCACCAAGCGTTAAAACTGCGTCCACTGCGTTTGGTGATGTAACGGTTATAACCGCTCAGACTCAAGCAACGGCAGGAGCGTTAAGCGTAAGCGAACGCCAACTTAACATGCTTGTCACGCGTTTGGTTAACGGAACGGGCGTGTCACCAAATTATACACCTACGGACTCCGAAAACGTGGCGTCAAAAAGAATTCATCAAATTTTAGGCGTGCTCGCTAGAAAAGTTTGCGGGCTTTCCACAGATGATGTCGATTGGGTCAATCTTTACAATACACACAATGAAATTGTGAATTACTTTGGTTTTGACGCATCGGGCGAATTTTCATATACTTTTGATGACCTAAGTATTTCACCTGAAGAAACTTTGCAGACCGTAGCGCGGGCCGTATTTTGCAACGCTTATCGTGACCCCGACGACGGCGGCAAGCTTAAGTTCCGGTTTGAAAAAGCAACAACCGACAGTAGTCTGTTATTTAATCACCGTAACACTATCCCCAATAGCGTTTCGCGCACGATTCGGTTTGGTTACGAAAATGATTATGACGGTGTAGAAGTTACGTATATCGACGATGAGACGGACCTTGCAGAAACCGTGACCCTTCCGACCGGAACAAGCCCAGTCAATCCTCGCAAGGTCACGCTTGCCGGGGTGCGTGGTGACGGAAAAGTCGCAGAGCTTCACGCGCATCGATTGTGGAATAAAATTAAATACGGTAACACGCGCGATGAGCGTGAAGTGACAGACGAAGCCGCGTTATTGTCGCGTTTAGAGCGCGTTGAGATTGCCGACGAAACCCGCGCCGATTCGCAAACGGGCGATATCGTATCGCAAGACGGTTTAAATTTGACGCTTTCACAACCGTACACTTTAGCGGGCGGGACGAATTACATTATTTTAATTCAGCAGCCTAACGCAACGTTAGACAGTGTTCCAATTACAGCAGGTGCGGACAACAGGACTGTCACACTGGACCGCGCACCGTCGCAAACGCTCACTTTAGGTGTGGACGCTTATGCGCGCGCTACATATTGGATTGTTCCCGATGTTGCCACCGCACGCGGGCGAGGCTTTCTTGTTGAACAAGTCACGCCTTCGGGTTCGCGCGGAATGCGCCGCAAGCTGACGTCAATCAATTACGATTCGCGATATTACCAATATGATGACACTTACGCCTAGCTTAATCTTGCGGTGCGGTGTAACATGGCGTAGACTAACAACACATTACACACATTGATAAAGGTGTTAACATATGGCTGGTGAAATTACGCAAGCTGATCTCCAAAACGCAAAACTTGATGCAACTACTCTTGCTGATGCAGTAAATACTAACGCCACAATTACGCCTCGCACCGGTTCGAATTTTAGCTCAATTCCTAAACTGATTGCTGATAAAGGTGCGGACCTTGACGCCCAGACAACTAACGCCGCGAATTGGGCTGCTTTTCTAGGCGGCGTTGTGCCCGGCACGTCTGATTATTCGGCACGCTCTTATGCGTCAAGCACAGGGGTTGTTCCGACTGGTTCCGCGAAAGATTGGGCCGTTACAGCTGAAGACACTGAAGTTACAACAGGCCTTTATTCAGCGCTCCACTACGCCGCAAAAGCGGCGGATTCGGCTACCGCTGCGCAACAATCGATTGACGAATTTACATTCCAATATCTTGGCCCGCGTGTAGATGATACCGCTGCTGAAACGTATGCGGGTTCAGAACTTGGTGCTGGCGATTTTTATTTTAACACCACGTCGAACGTTCAACGTTATTACACGGGTTCGGGGTGGGTTACGACAGCAGCACCTACAGCAACGGTTGGTATTTCCGACGGTGGTACAGGTGCAACAACTGCTACAGGCGCTAGAAATGCGTTAGGTTTGGGTCCGACTGATAACCTTGAATTTGCAGGCGCTACTTTTAACGACGAAGCGTCCGCAGCGCCGCAAATTTTGCGTTGGTCTTGGGATGGGACAAACGGCGGTGCGACCGGTGTTGCTCAGCTTACGTCGCGCGACATTGCACGCTTTGGTTTACCAGCCAAAATTGTAAACCAAATTCCTAACCCTAACGCTGAGGGCGGAACGCCCGGAAGTGACATCGGATCAAATGAGCCAACAGGCTGGCTGAACAGAAATGATTCGTCATCAGGAATAAATCCCGGTACGAGTTGGTCAAAAGGTGTTGAAGACGGTCTTGCGTATTTTGAGGTCGTGCTTGATAACAGTAGCAACGGTTCGTCCTCTGACACATATTTGCGATTTACTGATTACGGTGTTATTTCAGCGCAAAACGGTGTGTCAAAAGTGTTTGCGCTTGCCACTAAGTTACAGGCGGGTAGCATCGGCACATCATCTATTAGAATGCGTTTTTT